GGCGGTGCTCTATTGCACCTCAAATGCATCTGGCAACTGGACCCTCAATGTCCGTGGAGACGGCTCTAACACCCTGAACAACGTGATGGCCACGGGCGACAGCCTGAGCTTGGCGGTGCTTGTGACTCAAGGGTCAACGGCCTACTACCAGTCCGGCTTCCAGATTGACGGGTCCAGCGTGACTCCCAAGTGGGCGGGCGGCACCGCTCCCACCGCTGGCAACGCCAGCAGCGTTGATGCCTACACCATCACCATCTTCAAGACGGGATCGGCTACCTTCACCGTCTTCGCCAGCCAGACCAAGTTTGCCTAATATGGTGTACCAAGCCACAGAGGAAGTCGTTGCCATTGAGCCGCAATTTGCGGATGTGGCTACCTCCGTTTCATCCAAGCAGGCCATCGAGCTACAGAAGATCGAGGTGCTTGAGCGCTCGTTGCTCAACGCTCCGCAGGTGGACTTCCCACTTGAGCACGCCTTCGCGCCCAATGTCTACATTCGGCAGATTACGATGCCGAAGGACACGATTGTGATCGGGCACCAGCACAAGACTGAGCACTTCAACATCGTGCTGTCGGGCAGGGCCAGCGTGTATTTCGAGGGTCAGATGCGGGAAATCGTGGCACCCTGCATCTTCAAGTCCTCTGCCAACGTGCGGAAGGTGCTGTTCATCCACGAAACTATGGTGTGGGCCACCGTACATCCTACGTCCGAAACCAATCTCGATAAGCTGGATGAGGAGCTCATCATTAAGAGCGAGTCCTTCAAGCAACACCAGATCGACATCGCCAAGGCTAAGGAGCTAATGAACAACCAAAAGGAGACACTCTAATGGCTTGGGCAGCACTCGGTGCAGCAGCAATCAGCGCAGGCGCTCAGGCGTATGGCGCCAACAGGGTGGCCAAGGCGGGGAGGGTGAATGCACCCCCGCCTCCCGAGCCGGTGGACGCCGGGAGGGCTGCTCGTGCCTATCTCCTCGGGATGTCCGATCCCGATTTACAGCGCGACCTAATCAACGCTGAGGGCACATATCGCCCGCAAAACCTCATCAACACGGCTCGGGACGTTCAGACCAGCCTGATTGGTACGTCAGAGAGCAAGGGCACGCTGGACTTCCTTAGCGACTCAGCCGACCGGATGGCGGCGCTTAATCAGCGCCTCAGCACTCAGAATGTTGAGTATACGCTGGATCAGTTGAAGGCCTATGGGCCAGAGGCTACTGCTGCCTATATGGCGGCCAACCCCGGCTTCGCCAATGCGGTGAAGCAGATGGAGAGCCTTGGTGGTCGTCAGGTGAGTGGCTACCTGAATGCGATGGGCGACTTGGCAATGTCGCCCGGGACTGGGCAGCAGATTACGGCCCGTGGCATCAACGCTCCGGCTAACGTGCGGGCCGACCAAATCACTTCCGGTGGCACGCTCACCCCTGAGCGGGTGGCGGCTGAGCGGATTGCGGCTGAGCGAGTGCGGGCAGGACAGGTGCAGGCGGGAAGCATTGGCGCGGGCATTCTAGGAGAATCCCTGTACCAGCAGGCCCTTCAGGGCCAGCAGCTCAGCCCCCTGTCGCAGGCCCTTCAGCAGCAGGGTATGGCTCGGGCAGCCACCCCGGGCCAGCTCTCTGCTGAGGAAATCCGTGCGGCTACGCAGGGCTCCCGAGAGGGCTATGCCAGTTCTGGCCGACTGATGGACAATGCCTCCATCACGGGTGAGGCTCTTGCTCGTGCGGGTGCAGCCCGTGAGCGCTCTGCTCAGGACATTGCGATGGCGCAGCAGATCAATCAGCAGCTCCTTGGGGCCCAGCAGATGGGCCAGCAGCTTGCCACGGACGTTCTTCGCACGGACATTCAGCGCCAGCAGGCCAACGTGGGCAACCAGCTTCAGGCTGGTCAGTTCAATGTGGATGCGATGCTGCGTGGCGACCTCGCCAACCAGCAGACCAACCTTCAGGCCAATCTGGCCAATCAGGACGCCTTCCTCAAGGCGGCGCTGGCCAATCAGCAGACCGGGATGCAGGCCGGGATGTTCAACATCCAGAACCTTCAGGACGTACAGCGGCTCAATCAGCAGGCCAATCTGCAAGCTAATCTGGCCAATCAGCAGATGGGCTTCAATGTGGCCCAGCTCGGCTCTGAGCAGGACCTTAGGGCTCAACTTGCCAATCGCCAGTTTGGTCTGGACGAGCTTACGGCTCGCTTCAACCGTCTCAACACCACGACGGGGATGGAGCAGAATATGCTCAACGCCGACCGTTCGTTTGCCAATCAGTTGGCCAATCAGTATGGCAACATCACGCCTGCTGCGCTGGCCCTGTCTGGCATTGGTCGCAATGCGGACGCCATCTCGATGGGCGGCAACGCCCTGAACACGGCGATGAATATGTCCACGCGCAACACGCCTGAGCTGTTCAACCTAGATGCTGGCGTCAATCTGGCCCTCGCTAACAACGCCAACACGGCCAACTACAATGCCGCCGTGGCTGGCGCCGCTGGTGCGGCTGCCGGGGCCAATGCAAAGGTCACCGGGGATATGTACGGCAACATCGCCAAGGGCCTTGGAGCTGCGGCTGGGAACATCAACTGGGGGAATGTGTTCGGAGGCAACACGACTTCCTCCACGCCCCCTCCTTCACTAGCCAAAACCGGAACCCCGTGGAGCGCCCCCGGCAGCGGATTTAGCTACGGAGGCGGACGCTAACTAAACAAAACTATGGCAGCTATTGGCTCAGGCATCAATCCGGCCCTTGGCCGTGTAGACTATTCTCCCTTCCTGCAAGGGGCGCAGATGGCTGCACAGGGCCGGATGCAGGGCTCCAATGCTCTTACCGAAGGCGTCTCGCAAGGCTTTCAGGACTACCTGAAGAAGCGTGAGCAGAATGCCGTTTTGGAAGGCCGCAACGCCTCGTTAGTTCAGGCCTTCACGCAGGACCCGACCCTGAAGCAGTTTGCCCCCAATCAGAAGGCCTTGGATGGCCTGATGGCCAAGATGGCAAAGGGCGGCGGACTGACGCTGAACGACAACATCAAGCTCAATGCCGAGCTTCAGACGACTGTGGATATGGCCGAGAAGGCCCGCGAAGCAAATCGTCAGGCGGAAAACGTAAAGTACGTCCAAGCTCAGACCAAAGCCTTGATGGACAAGGCGGCTGAGGATAAGCGTGTGCGTGATTCGATGTCGGCCACTATGGCCGAGATTGGAAAACTTGGCCCCGGCGCTACTCTTCAGCAGATCATCAACATTGGTGTCGCCAACAATATGCCGCTGGATAACCTGCGGTCGTTGGTTGGAATGAACATTGACGCCGCTCAGTTTGCTAGCAACCTTAAGATTGCCGATGAGAACCTGAAGCGGGTTGAGAACGAAAACCTAGAGGCTGAGCGCAAGAGGAAGGCATTTGCCGATACCGTTAAGGCGTTTAACGGACAGACCTATCGCATCATTGATGCACAGGATGGTACGAAGGTATTTGAGCGCCTCAACCTGATTGACGGAAAGATGGAGGCTGAGGTCTTGAAGCAGGGCTCTCCTGCTGCGGCTATTCAGCAAATGATCTTCCGGCAGGACGAAACTGCCAAAATCTACGCAGAATACGTTGGCCTGATTAATCGAGGAGATATGGATTCTCCCGAAAACATCTCGATGCGAGATAAGTTGGCCGAGAGGTACAACATCATCAACAAGGACCCGGCAGGCCTTGGCGTTGAGCGTGGCGAGCTAGATAGGAAGTGGGCAGGTGGCGTTATCAACCCGGATGCCGCCCCGAAGGGGGCCGGTGGCTCTTCGGGCAAGTCTAGTGGCATCAAGAATGTTTCCCCTGCGCCCGCTGGGGCCAAACCTACGGCTGCTGCTGCTCCAGCTTCTACTGGTCCCAACCTCGGACTTGCCGCTGCATCCACGGGCTTTATGGGCGGCGCCCAGCCCTTTGGGAGCCCGACTCGTACCTCGACTCAGACCCCCACTCAGACCCCGCAGCAGGACACTAGCATTGGTGCTCCGGTGCCGCCTCCGGCCCCGAATGTCGTCCTCCCCCCTCGCGGGGTTGACCTAGGGTCGGCTGCCGCCTCCACGGGGTTTATGGGGCAGGCTCCTGCGGCCCTGCTCAATTCGATCCCTCCCCGGCCTCGGTCCGAGCCCTCCGCCATCCCGTTTGGTATGGAGCCCACCGGGCCTTCTTTCCGGCCAATCGAGGACGTTGGTCAGGAGATTGATCGCACCTTTGAGGTTGGCGCTAGGGTTGTTGGCGAAGCCGCCAAGAAGGTGTCTAGGAACTTCGTCAATCAGGTGGTTCCCGAGATCAAACGGGGCGCTGAAGTCACCTTGGAAACTGCCAAGCGCATCGTCAGGGTTCCGGCTAGGAACCTTGAGCAGATGGTCATCCCCGGACTTGAGGCGGTCGGAAGGGACGGTATTCGTCTGGTTAAGGCGCTTGCTAACATCGAGGACTACGCTCCTAGCAAGGAAAGCATTAGCCGCCTTCCTAGCGGCAAGGTGATGTCCATCAGCCAAATCTTGGCTGACCCGGAGGCTGCTGGATTTGGCCCCTCCCTTGCGGCCACGGCCCTCACCACCGTAAAGCTAGACTCCAAGGCTCAGCGCATCGCTAACGAGCTGCTGGAGGACTACCAGCGCAACCAAGCAGGCTCTCGCGGGGCGGCCCCCGTGCCCAGCCTTCGGGCAAGCAATGCCTCGATAGGCAGCGAGGGAGACCTGTATGGGATGCCCAAGCTGCGTCGTGGTGATGCCATCAATCAGGTGTCCGAGCGGCCCATAGCCTTCCGCCCGCAATACTCCAAGGCCGAGCTTGAGAAGAGCCGCAAGGAAAGTCGGTCCCTCACGGACAAGATGATGCGGGATCAGGAGCAGCTTCGCCAGCTTGAGCAGATGATGCGCTCCCGTCGCAGTCGCCGTTGATCGCTTTCCTCTTGGGCAATAGGCTATGATAGAGCTATGCCCAAGTTTACGGTAAGCACCAAGTATGGCGTAATGGAGGTTGAGGCCGACACCCAGCCTTCGGCGGCGGAGGTGGAGAGCTGGATCGGGAGCAATCAGGCCAATCAGACGATTCAGGAGAACAAGACGGAGGTCGTAAACGCGGCCCAACCGTCCATTACTACGACGGCCATTGGTACGGCCTTGGAAGTTGGCCTTCCCATTGTGGGCGGCATTGCTGGCGCTGCGGTCGGAACGGTGCTTGCCCCGGGTGCTGGTACGGCGGCTGGGGCTATGGGTGGCGCTGCCCTGATGGGCGGGGCGGCCAACTACATTCGCCAGCTAATGGAGATTGGCGAGGGTGCCCGTAAGGACGTAAGCACGGGCCAAGTGGTGGCCAGCGCTGCCGTGTCCGCCCTGCCTGCCTCCTTGGGCGCCAAGGCCATCCAAGGGGCCTCTGGCTACCTCAAGCCTATTCTCATCCGGGCAGGGCAAGGTGTAGCCACGGGGGCAGGCGCCAAGGCCGTGGAGGTGGCGATTGACGAGAACCGCCTCCCCACTTGGGAAGAGGTGGCCCTGCCTGCCGCTGCTGGCGCTGTCCTAGGCGGCACGCTGGGGGCCGTGGAGCGCCGCTACAAGGTGAACGGCAACCTCATCAGCAATCCTGTAGCGGCTCAGGCCGCTCAGGCGGGAGCTGGAACCGGGGTGGGCCTGTACGTGTACAACGAGGAGCGGGAGAAGGGCAACGAGAACGCTCTTGGAACGGCTGTGATGTATGGCCTGCTCACATATGGTGGTACGCACATCCCCTCCCTGATTGCCCGCAACAAGGAGGCCGCAGCCCGTGGTGCGGTGAACGCCCTTGGGCCTGAGTTCGTGGTCGGTGATGATGTCGTGAAGGGCAGCGCTGGCCTGAAGAACGGCTTTAGGGCCAGCCAGCAATACTCCACCGAGCTGGCCAACGACATCAACAAGCTGGTGGCTGCTGCACCCGATCCGGCCCAAACCTCGGCAGATTGGCTATCTGTGTTGGATGGCGTCGCCTCCCCTTCCGTGCTTCCGGGCGATCTCAGGGAGTATGCTCTTCGTTTTCAAAAGCAGCGTGAGGACAACCTGCCGCTGCTGATTGCTGCCTACCCGAAGATGAAGGACGTATTCGTGAGGAATGAGGACTCATATCGTCGCTTCGCCTATCGGGCCTTTGACGGCAATGCCAAGCGCGGGGTGGACTGGGATGTTCCTGCCGCCCGGGACAAGTTCTTGAGCGAGCTGGCTGACGGGTTTGAGAAGGAGGCGGCGAAGAAGAAGAGCCCCATCACGCGGGATCAGGCTGAGGCCTACGCGGACAACTATATGAAGCGGATGGTGGGCGATGCTGGCCTGCTGGCTTCTGGTGGCGACATCGACAAGACGCTCATTGGCGGGCTCTCCTCCCCGCTCAAGAAGAAGAAGGACCTGTCCCCTGCTGCCCGTGAGTGGCTCGGGATGGTGGACGACCCGGGCACGGCTGCTGGCATCACCCTTCAGGCTCAGGATCGGCTCATCCTGCGGGCCAAGTACGACCGGGATTTGGCCGACTTCCTCATTACAAGCGGAGTGGGCAAGAAGGGCAACACCCAAGGCCTTGATGAGCAGCACGTTCTCCTCTTCGGACAGGAGAATCCCACAATCCACGGCGACCTAGCCGACATCAAGGTGCCCAAGACTTGGGCGGACGCCTATGCCACCGTCAATGACCCCAACCTCTTCGGGGACAACGGAATGGTGAAGAAGTTCCTCGCCTTCTCTGGCTTCTCCAAGGCGATGAAGACGGTGGGCAACATCCCCGAGGCGATGGCCCCGCAGGCCTTTGGCAGCATTGCCTTGGCTGCTTCCAGCGGCTCGGTGAACCCGGTGAACATCTGGAGAGGCTTCCGCGAGGCTGCCTACGATATGGGCTGGCGGGGCGGCAACCTCACGGCCAAGCAGCGGCTGGATAGGCTTCAGGAGCTCAAGTACGCCCGCTCCCTTGGCGTGCTCCGTGGCGGGGCTGACTCGCAGGAGATCACGGCCCTGATGGATTCTGCCCTGAGTAGCGACGGCTGGAAGAAGTTCTACGGCAGGGCCTCCGATGTCTACGGATTTCCTGACACGGCTGTCAGGTTTTCGCTGTGGAAGCACAACGCCAAGAAAATGGAGGCCCTTGGGCCCGAGGGCGTTGCCTTCTTTGGTGGAGATGGCTACTCCAAGACGGAGATCGACAAGGTGGCTGCTCGCCTCACCAACGACACCTTCCCCACCTACGACTTCATCAAGCGCAGGCTGAGGCAGGCCTCTGCCATTGGTGCGGCCAACGCCTTCGGCTCCTTTGAGTTTGAGGTGCTGCGGAACACGAAGAACAACATCGTCCACACCAAGCGCCTGCTAGAGCTTTCGCTCAAGGCCAAGAGCCAGAATACCCGAGAAGAGGCCGCCAAGCAGTTTGCCGAGCGGGCGATGGCATTGGGTGGCGTGGCTGCGGCCACCGCTGCCATAGCCACTTACGGTAGCCGCCTACTTGGCACCAGCGAGCAGGACGAGAAGGACCTGAAGAAGACCCTGCCGCCTTGGGACCGCAATCGTGCGGTGACCATAAAGAAGAACGATGACGGCACCTACACCTACGTGCCGCTCAACTACCTGATGCCGCACGCCAATATGATGGGTGCGCTCACGGAGGCCTTCACCGGAGGCGACCCCCTGCCCAACCTCAAGAGCACGTTCTTTGGCGACGACATTGGCCCCCTGCTCACCAGCGCCACGGAGATGGTGACCAACACCTTCTACGACACGCAGGTGGCCATCACGGAGCCCCGGGATAACGTGAAGCTCTTTGAGCGTCTGGTCACCCGCGCCTTCCTCCCCCAGTTCATCGTCGGCACCCTCACCCGTGTCGAGAAGGGCATTATGGGTGAAACCAACAAGCTGGGCACCAAGTACAACCTGAGCGATCAGGCGATGCGCTTTCTGGGTGTACGCGCCCAGACGGTGGACGTACTCGGGTCGGCATCAGTACGCATCCGTGACGTTGCCCAACCCCTCGGGCAGGAGCTTACGGGCTACAAGCGCATCCTCAAGGGCGCCTACAGCAAGGGCGACGAGTCGCTTGCTGGCATCAACGAGGCGGCCATCTACGAAGAGCGCAATCGTCGTTACGAAGCCGGACAGGAGCAGCTTGGCGACATCTACCGAGCCCTGAAGCGGCAGGCCGAGGGCAGCAAGGCCATCACCGACGACAAGATCATCGACGCCTTCCGTGCGGCTGGCGTCCCCAATCGCCTCATCATTGCCGCAGCGACGGGCCATACGGTGCCTATGCCCCGAGGCATCCACCAGAGCCACGGGGAGATTGTGGAGGCCATTATGGCCGACCCGAAGCGCAGGGCCAATGCCCGTCAAGAGCTTCGGAACATCGCTGGGCCTGATCGGATTATGTTGGGCAGCCTGATGGAGAGCTACGGGGACTACGTGCAGAACGAGCGCCGTGGTCTCACGGGCCTCGCCAAGCTCTTTGGCGGGCTCACGGTGGGAGATGGCGAGCGGGCTGATGCCATTGCCCGTACGATGTCCACCTTCATCCGTAACGGCAGCCCCGAGGTGGCAGACGCCCTCAATCGGTCACTCCGCAGGGCTGGCGTCATCACCCCGCAAGTGCAGCGCCAGATCAGGGATCGGGCCGACCGCTTCTAACCGACCCACTCGCACATCTTGTCCCATTCCTCGGGACAGTCCCATTCGCAGTCGATGAGGAAGGGCCTGCCGCATTCAGGCCCTCCCACCACCTCGCAGCGTAGGTAGTAGCCTCCGTCCGTGCGGGGGGCTTGGCTGGTGACCACGAAGCAGTTCTTTCCGGGATACCACTTGGCGTAGCCACCGTTGCCGTCCGTAGTAAGGACCGTCTCCATCACCCCTGTAAGGCGGAACAGGGGGCTGCCCTTGTCCTCAGCAGGTCCCACGGACGGACACCTCCAGATGATCGCCGTGACTGTTGTGCACCCGCTTCAGGCATAGGTCGAACTCAATCCAGCCAAGGGCACAGGCCGACCGGGCAGCGTCCACGTTGTAGCTCACCTCCCCGTCCTCGTAGGCCTTCAGGAAACTGCCCGTGCGGCCCAGCCAAGGGGTTCTTTCCCGTATGGTGAGGCTTCCCCCTCCCTCCACCAGACGAAGCCTAGGAAACGAAGGAATGCACCCTTTCTTGTGGTCGTGGCCCATCAGATAGAGGTCGGCATCCGCAGTTTGCTGCATCTTCTCGATGGTGTTAAACGTAGCGCCCGGGGTGCTCCCGCCCCCTGCCCCGTGGTGGGCGAAGATATCGAAGCACCCTCCCCTGCTGCGATCCTTGGACTTGTGAGTTTGGATGCTCAGGCGGATGAATGAGCAGACGCCTAGGAAGCGGGTCTCTAGGTTCTGGCAGAGGATGGTGTCGCTGCTCATCCCGCTGTTGAAAGAGAAGAAGTGATTGCCGCCCAGCATCCCAATCAGCCGCCCCTTCATAAAAGCCAACTCCCCACTCATCCGCTCAATCCACTCGCTGTAGAGCTTCTCGATGTTCTTGATCGTGGTGTTATGCAGGCTGCTGCGACTGAGCCCCTCCCGCTCCGAGGTGGACATCCCATCGAAGTAGTCCCCCATCCCTAGGAAGTAGGCGTCCTTCTGGCCCTTGGCGTAGGCCAGAAACTCCCGCCACTTGGTTCCGCAATGCATATCACTATCACGGTGCACATCGCCAAAGGGGATGATCTTGATCGGCCTGTCGCAGGGCTGATTGATTACTACCTTATGGGTGGTGAACAGGCCGGTGGTCTTCATAGATTCTCAATGAACGTCTTATTCGGTCCGAACTTCCTTACCGCGTAAGGGCGGGCTTTTTGGAACATCCACTCTTCGGCGCTTTGCAGGGCGCTTAGATGGTGGAGCTTCGGGGGAAGCTTCGGGATTTCCTTCGGGGATGGCTTGGGCGCCTCCTCCTTCTGTCCGAAGATGTCTAGCTGCATTGGTCACCTCTTGGTGGCACGGTTTGCACAGCACCCTGAGCCCCTCTCTTTCGCAGAAAAGCCTCTCCACAAAACCCGGGAGGTCGGAGAGGCTTTTCAAGGGCCCACACGGGTTTACGTGGTCCAACTGTGTCCCCTTCATTGGAAACCAGCCTTTGCATATCGAACACTCGTACTCCCACTTCTGTTGCTTGGACGGGCCCACGTATGGCCTGCGGGCGCCGTTTCGAGCGTCGTAGTTTACGGGCCAACGAACAAAGGCACGCCGCAAGGCGCTTCGCAAGAACGACCAATAGCGTGCCTCTGTCCATTTGCCGCCAGCCCTAGTTAGTTCAGACTTTGCCCCTCTCACGGTATTTCTTGTCCTTGGCCTTCAGCCAGTTGCGAATGCCAGCCTCGGTCTCAGGCATCCCCTTATACTGGGCGCCTCGCCTGCGGACGTTGGACACCGTGGTGCGGCTGACGCCATACTTCTCGGCCACAAGCTGGTTCTGGGCGCCGGGCTCCTTGATGGCCTTGTCGATGGCGATGATGATCTCAGGATCGGTGATGCGCCGGAAGGTGCGGTCCTTCTGCTTCTCGTCGGGCAGCGACTCGTTCCAATCCATATTCTTGGTGTGCTTCTCCAAGATGATGCGGATGGACCGCATCGTCTCGGATACGTCGAATCCGAAGCTCATTGCTCGTACCCCCGCGCCGGACGCAGCCCGGTGCGTAGCCATTGCAGGCAATGAAGGTAGCCGTGGGCGTCCACAATGTTGTCCTCCTTGGACTTGTGGGCCTCGCGGCGAAGCTTCAGGCCTACCATCATCAGGGCGACATCCTCACCAGTAATCTCGTCCTTGAGCTTCTGGTTGAGGATGCCGCTCCAGATGAGGGCAATGCCGTTGAAGTCGTCGGCGGGTGTGCCGTAGGAGTCGTTGCGGTCCCCGAGGATGAGTTCAAGGGACTTTTCGGAAAGGTTTTCGGAGTTCATCAGGCGGGCTGGTGGGACATTAGCTTGGTGATGGGACGGTCGAACATCATTCCGCAACGGCCCGTGCCGTCGCTGCGACCCTTGGCTTGGATGGCGTCCACGTAGATGAAACGCAAGTCATTATCCGTGAGCTGCTGCATTACCCCGTCAGGCCGGTGGTCAGGCGCATTCAGGAAGATGATGCGGTCGGCGTCCTGTTCCAGATTACCACTCTCGCGGAGGTCAGACATCCGGGGCTCGCGGTTCTCGCGTTCCACGCTGCGGCCTAACTGAGCCAGCAGGACGACAGGCACCTGTAGCTCGATGGCTAGGTCCTTCATCGCCATCGTGAAGCGACCAAGGGCCATATCACGGGTTTCCCCGCGCTCCTGCTGGGCGTCATACCGCTGGAGGTAGTCCACGCAGATGGCCTTGGGCCTGCTCACCTGAGCGAAGGCCTTGGCCCGGGTGACGATGTGGCTGAGCGTCCGGTCTTGGTCGTAGATTTCGATGGGCAACGCCTTCACCTTACCAAGCTCACGCTTGAACACTTCGATGTCGTCCATCGTCGAGCGACCAGCAAGGATGTCGCGGAAGCTAATGCCCGTGGTAGTCTGGGCAAACAACGGGGCCATCTGCTTCACCGGCATCTCTCGGCTGAACAGCAGCACCTTGCCCTGCTTGCACCAATGCTGGGCAATCTGGCGGCAGCAAGAGCTCTTGCCCATACCGGGACGGGCGGACAGGATGATGAGCTCACCGGGCTTGGCTAGGCCGAAGCGCCGGTTCCACTCGGGCCACGGGAAGTCGATGCCCGTGTCCTTGTCCGTGTACGTGCCATCCTGAATGCGCCCGATGAGGGCAATGGCCTCGTCCGAGGCGTCGGCCAGCGTCACTTGCTTGGTGCCAGCGTGATGCTTTGTCAGGAGGTTGTTCACCTCCAGCACGAAGGGCTCTACCCCTCCGCTATGGGCCAGCGTCTTCTCGGCCATCCGAGTGCAGGTGGAGTGCAGCTCACGCATCACGTAGTGCTGACGCACTACATCAATCCAATGGTTGAGCTGGGCCGTGGTGCAGACGAGCTGCGTCATCTCCACGAGGCCCGGGATGCCGCCCACTTCGTCCAGCTTGCCCATCTTCTTCAGCTCCTCAGCCAAGGCATGAAGCTCAAGCGGATGATTGTTCTTGTGCTGCCATTGGATGGCACGCCACAGCTTGCGGTGCTGGGGCAGATAGAAGCAGCCCTCGTCGATGCGCCCATCAATGGCCTTGGCCAAGGACGGCGGGCCATCGAGCAAGATGCAGGAGAGAATGATGCGCTCACCCTCTTCGGAATGCGGAAGGTCGGCGCTCATTACACCACCTCCTTACGGGGGTCGTAGCTACGACGCAGACGCCACAGGACGCAGCAGGCCTGAAACCATTGCCACGCAATCTCCAGCTCGGCCTCGGTGTAGTGGATGACATCCACACGCCCGGGCTCGGTCTTGCTGACGTACACGTTGATGCCCTCGCGCTCCCAAGGGTTTAACCAAGGGAAGGCAGCGTGGTGGTAGGCCGCAATCTGGGCCTTGTGCGACATCTTCAGCAGCACCGGCTCACCCGGGGTCGTCTTCGTTGTCTTGAAGTCGAGGATGCCGTTGCGGGCATTGCGGATGTAGCGGACATCCGTGGTGCCCGCGTAGCCCATATCCTTGCTGACCAGCACCACCTCCTGCTCGATCACCTCCAGCCCGTCGATGAGCAGCTTGTCCATCGCGCCCTTGGTGGCAGCGACCAAGACATCCATACCATCAATCTGCTCGCCAGTCTCCATCGCCTTGTGGAAGGCGGTGCCAAACTGCTGGGCCTCCACCATCTCACGATCAGCCTCCTCGCGGATGGCCTTCTTCCATTCCTCGGTGGTAGAGAAGGCATCAGGCGTGAACTTGAGGCAGGCGTCCAGCAGACGCGACTGCTTGTAGCGCTCCAGCTCAGGGCTGTAGGCTTCGTTCAGGATGGAGGAAACGGAGGGCAGCAATCCCTCCAGCCGCGCATCGCGGAGGGTGGTAGCCCTCTCCGTGCCCTTCTTCGTAAGCCGCGTGTGGCTGCTCTTACCGTCGCGTGTGTACCAATGTTCGCTCATATGTGTTAGTGTTCGTGTCGTTGGTGATGCCCAAGTCGGGCAAAGTAAAGCTATTTCTTTTGGCTCATCAAAAACTCCGCCTGCTTGGAGTAGTAGGTGATCTCGTTGTGCGTGGTCTTGGCGTTGAACGGGCCATATCGCCAGATGTTCGCCCGGGTCCTAGGCGTGTCCTTCAGCTTGCGCCGCTGCACCCAATGCTGGGTGTACAGTTTGAACAGGCGAAAGGACCCTTCCATCGTGCCCCGCTCACGCAGGGAAACGTCGTAGCCCGCACGCTTCAGGTCCTCCACTACGACAGGCTTGATCTGGGCAGGCCCGTAGGCATCCCCGTTGCGAGCCTTGAGGTTGCCGCCGCTCTCAATCTGCACGATGGCTTGGAACAAGGCGGCAAGGGCTAGTTCGTTCACGGCTTCTTAGGCTTTACCTTCATTACTACTGACTTCTTAATCACCTGCCGGTAAAAGCTCAGGCTTGGCGGAATGCCGCCGCCTTCTCTGAGCTGTTGCGCGTTCCACACATTCGGAAACTGTTGGGCGAAGATGCGGGCGATTTGATAGGCGAGGATCATATGCTCCCGCTGCGTGTGCTCAGAGCACCGCTGGTCGAAATAATGAATCCAAGACCTGACATTCCCTGTCACGTACAGGCGCGTTCGGGTGGCAAGAGGCAGCACCATACGGGCCGTCTCCTTGCTAACGCCGCGAGCAATCAGGCGTTCGTATGTCTGCTGCGCCTCCTCCAGCCGCGTCTTCACCTCGGCGTCCAATGCTGGGTCGTCCATTGGATCACCAGACGCCTGCCTGTTCTTGGTGTCCTGCTTGCGTAGCTCCACGGGCTCAAACTCAGAGGCCGTAGCATAGCGCTGGCTAAACTCTTGGAACGTGAACGAGCGATGGCGGAGAAGCTGGGCGGCAATGGCCCGGCTGGTCTCCACTTCCACGGTCATCGAGGCAGTCTCAAAGACACTCCAATGCCCGTGCCTGATGCAGTAGGCGAGGAGGCGAGGAGCCGTCTCCGTGTTGGTCTGGTTCGAGGGATTGCTGACCCGAGCGCAATACGCGATCAGGTCGTCTGCGGTGAGGATGCCCTGCTGGATGAGGTCCGCACAGGGCTGAGTGATGCTGACGAGTTTTGCGTTCAAGACAGTTTCCTCCACGTTGATCCAAACAAAAGTTTGGTAGTCATCCTGCGCCACCACGACACATCTCCGCGCAGCCTGATGGTGATAAGCGCGGGATCTCCGAAGATCACCCACTCCCACCTCTCAGCAGGCATTTGGAAAAGGCTCAAGCCTTCGCCTTTCGGAGTAAGAAGACTATGCACAGTAAACATCTGTTCTTTATCGTGCATTGGATCGCTCACGGCTGCTCCTTTCGTGCGGCGTCGATGGCGGCGCTATCAAATGCAATGCGGTCTTGCTGTTCGGCAATCCGCACGGCCTCCAGATACGTTTTGCCCCAGCACGTTGTTCCGTCGCTTGCTAGGCACAGGAAATCCGCGCCCTGCAATCCCTCCTCCTCGCCGCGTTTCTTTTCCAGCCACGCCAGATAGTCGAACGCATCGGCTTTGATAATCAGCGCATCGACTAGCTTTCGTGATGATTTCAGTTCCTCCCGCAGCGCGGCGTTCTCGCGCTCTAGGTCGGCAATGCGCTGATATGGTGTGATTTCCCGGTCGTTCACGGCTTCACCTCCTTCTCTCGCTTGTGCCACGGGTCAATGGCCAGCTCAATCGTCCCGTCAAAGTTGGTGACGATGTAGCCCTCCTTCACGATGCGCTCCCTCAGCACGCAGAGCTCCTTCTGAAGGGCGTCAATGGTGGCCCGCAAGGACAGCTCCCGCGAGGCCCCTGCACCATTGCAGATGGCCTGCTGCTCAAGCTCCTCACGGAGAAGTTGGTTCTCACGTTCCAGCTCCTCCGCAAAGGAGGCGTTCACCCGTGCAGGGCGCCCCACTTGCAGCACCTCCAGCTTGGCCGCTTCCGTTCTTGGTGTGTCAGTCATAGTCGTTGTTGTCAGGACCAGATTCGCTTTGAATGATGACGCCCACGTTCACCCCAATAACGAACGCAAGCAGGCAGAGAAGGATGCTCACAGCAGCCCCTCCGCTTTTGCGGTCTTCAGGCAACGGGAAACGTGCCGAGCGGCCATCCGCATCGACTTGCGCTCCTCCTTCTTCTCCCAGCCCGTGGAATAGAGGGCGTTCAGCCGGTGCGTGCAGGCCTTGGACAGCCAATAGCCCAAATTGTACAGCGGGCTAGCCGCTAGTTTGAATGTGACGTTCTTTGTGTTCATAGGAAAAAAAGAGGGGGAGGTGTCGCCTCCCCCTCAGTAGGATTAGAAGGGTACGTCTTCGTCAACACCATTTCCACCACTTTCCGTAGTGGCTTCCGTGATGCCGCCCCCGGTGCGCTGCTTGTACTCATCCGAGGCCGTGATCTTCGCCCCAATCCACTCAGGCAGCCCCTTGGGCAGCGTGATGGGACCATTCTCAGGGATGTCGTACAGGATGACATCGTTCACCGGCTTCAGCGGGGCCATCCCCTTCACCAGCGGCACCACGCCCTGAATGCGGGCATACACCCGGCTGGGGTCGGCCTTCCCGGGCTTGTGTACCACGTTGAGCTGGCAATTCGCCCCAAGGATGTTCTTCAGGTCGAACGCATTGAGCTCATCCGCCGTGAACGGACGCCCACGCCAGCTCTCCAGCACGCCACGCAGCGTAGCCTTCTTGCCGATGGACATCGTGTACTCAGACGAGATGATGCGCGGCTTCACCCCATCCGGCGTGCTGATGGTTTCGTGGGGCAGCTCCCACATCAGCATCACCTTCCGGCTGGGCCGGAATTGCGGATTGCCCGGGTCCTGCGTCCCCAGATCAATGACGGCGTAGCAAACGGCCTGATGGACACCAGCAGGCACCGGATCAATACCCTTACTCTCAGCTTTGACGATTGGCATATGGTTAGTTTTGGTTGTTGGTTTGGTCATTGCCCCCCAAGAACGGGAGGGAAAATTCGGTGATGTCCTTGTAGTCGTAAGGCAGCCCAGCCGCCTCCCGACACTCCTTCAGCCAGCCAAGCGTATCCTTAGCCCAGTTGACAGCGTGCTCCTGCTCCTTGCACTCAGGAGCCGGGAAATGCCGCAACATCCCGTCAATGGCGTATTCACACGCCATAAACTTCACAGCAAGCTGAAGTTGATCTTCACAGGTGAGGTTCAATGTGTTGTCTTTCATCCCCAGCACCCAATCACTTTTTGTTAGGGGCTGCGAGCTTTTTCTTTAGGAGATTTGTTTCGCTCTTCAATTCATAGACTTACGCCACACTTTAGCTCCCTACAGGACGCTGGTGCTGATGCAGGAACACGGGGGCAGAGTTCACCCATTGCTGGATGAACCACTAGAACGCTGTCTGCCGAGAGACGAGGTTTCCGGGTGCTGCCGCCACGCTGGTAGGCCATTGCCCGTGGTTCTCGGCACGTTCACTCCCAAAGGAGCCAACATTAAGGGGAGTTGGTAAATTCGTCAGGCTCCCCGCCAGTAGGCCCAAGAACCGCCTTGCACAGGTCGGAGCCGGACCATCCATCCTTCTAACCTAAGAACGGAAAACCCACCCCCGCTAAGCGTGAGGTGGGTTCCACCGTACAGGGCGACACTCCCATACGATTAACACATAGAACGACTGGCAAGACGGAGAGTAGCAGGACAACCGCATCCGTCAAGCGCGGATTTACAAAAGTCGTCTTCCCCCGTGCCCATTGCGGGCCCGATTGCTCTTCCGCCCCTCCAACACCAGCTTCCCGCTGCGGGTGTGGCTCACATCCTTGCCGTCGCCCTTCTTGCCCATCTTCCGATTGGCCTGATTGAGCTCAGAGCGGTAGTCCCGGCGCTCCTCCGTCGCGTGATAGGCCTTGTTGTAGGCGT